CGGCACGCTCCACTTTGATCGGCCGCGCTCACAGCCGCTCAAAACCTCACGCAACGATATTGCTGAAGTAATAGCCGAGATCAGCGCCGACCAATTGCATGTCGAAAGCCATCTCGGTTTCGGTGCGCACCGTCTTCACGCCGCGCCACGGCATCGGGATTTGATACGTCGCGACGCCCATGTTGTTCATGCCTTCGCCAAGTCCCGACCATGCGAACGTATAGCCGGCAGTCGGCACCATGATTCCAGGCGCGGGCGCCGTGTAGCAAAGCAGCGCGCTCTTGCCCATGACGAACGCCATGTTCGCCGCCTGGCCTTCGGCCGCCGTGTTGTAGACGGCTTTCGAGACGAGAATGCGATCGATGTCGAATGCTTCGGCGAGAAGCTGTGGCGTGATTTTTCCAGCGAACGCCGGGTTCGTGTACTTGATCCGATCGATGACCAGCGGATGTTTCCGGAGCGCCTGATACACCGGATAGGACATCACCAGCGTGTTGGGCTCCATTCCGGTATTTTGCAGAACGGTGGTTTGCCCAAGCGCGATGTCGGAGAACGGATCGCCGTTCGCGTCGTCGCTCCACAGATACACCGGCCCGCCGGCAGCGCCGACGACATCGGTGCCCCAAATGCCGGTCTTCATGTACGTTGCCATGAAGATACGATCGCGCCGGATCAGCATTTTCTGCATCAACTGCCGCGTCGCGACGATATCGAGATCAACAGATTCGTCGGCATTCGCGCGGACCTGCGCGCCGATGTCCTGATGCAGTGCCCAAACCTTAGCGGAGTAAGTCTGGGTCGCGAGATTGACGCCGGTGCCGGCCGACTCGGTAGCGTCGGCGCGCAACTGCGCTTCGTCGCGGAAGAAGTCAGCTTTCGACCACACGAAGTAAACGTCGGTCTGATGCTTAACCGGGATCAGAGGAAAGACTTTGTCGGCGATGTAGACCGACTCATCTTGCCAATAGGCAACTGACACGTCCGTTAGCGCTCGGCTTACATGGACGTCACCCACTGTGGGCTGTGGCATTTTTCGACTCCAAGAGTTAAGCCACGCTTCAGGGGACGTAGCGGGATTGCTTGCCCAAGGCAGTTAGTTTTTCGGACGCCGCCGGGCGCGCGGCCGAAACATTCAAAAACGATCAGGGCGCGACGACGCGCGCCTGCAGAACTTCGACGGTGCCGACATCGCTGAGCACGCCAGCGACGATCGCCTTTGCGCAAGCGAGTTGGCCTGTCGTCGCCGTCACAAGGCGGCCTGACGAGTCGGTTGTCAGAAAATCCTTCGCCGTGACGGTGCCGCCGAAAACAGCTTTCGAGATGCCAGAATAGCAGACATCGGCGGCTTCGCCCTGCTTCGGCTTGTTCTGCAGGATGCCGTAAACATCCGTGTTCGCAGCGTTGGCCAGCAACACCGTGCGATCGGCCGCTGTCGATTGCTTGACGGCAAGAAACTGGCCACTGCCGTTCGGACCGGCCAGGCCAGCGGTATTCGACAAATCTTGTCCGGCGACTGAATTGCCATCGCGGATCATGACGCCTTCGACTGCCATGTCGTGTTCCTTTGTTTTCGATTGAAGCTCTAGCGTTTTGTCCTAGAAGCGGGGCGCAATCGGCGCGCCCCGCGGCGATCGTTGTTGACGGAAGATCAGGCCGCGCGACGACGCGCGAGAGCTTCCTCTTTCTTGACTTCGGCGACGAGATCGGCATTCGCCGGGTTCGTCATCACCTTGGCCCTGGCCTGCTGCGGCGACAGCGACGGGTCGAGTTTGCGGAGCTCTTCGCCCTTCGCGACGACTCGATCGTAAGCCGACGCGCCGGTCTTGTTGATGTTGTTGTCGCCGAACTCTTCGAAGATTTTGCCGGTGCGCGCCTGCTCGACCAGTCCCTTGATGAACTCGCCGTGCTTCTTGATGGCATCGGCGTCGCCCTCGAACGCTTTCATCATGACTTCGCCGTGGCTCTCCGGCAAGCCGAGATCGGTAGCCTGCTTTTTGAAAGTGGCGAGCTTGTCGGCTTTCGTGAGCGTCGCAAGCTGCTCGCTCAGCGTCTTGAACAGCGGATTGTCGGCGAGCGCTTTCGCGACGAGCTTGCCCACATCCTTCTGTTCGTCAGGGTCGACAGCCGGCTTTTTCTTCGGCGGGAACTCTTTGATAAACGCGTCGCGCTCGTCGTCTTTCTTCGCCAGGAATTCGTCGAGCTTGGCGCCTTCGAGCTCAGCCTTCTTGATGTACTCCTGATGCTCCGACTTGGCTTTGAGCACCAGCACGCCGCGCTGCGCGTCGGTTGCGACTTTCGTCAGATCGTCGATCGTCTTCTGCAGCCCGGCTTCCTTCAGTAGGGCCGCGGCCTTCTCCGCATCTGTCATGGTAGCTCCCTTGCTTACCGGGGTGATGGCCGTAACCGCGGCCTTGAATGCATCGGACTTCGCGGCCGGCACAAGCTTGCCGAGAAATTCGATGCACTGATTCAGACTTGTTTCGAGCGCCGGCTGTTGCTCTGCTTCGGCAAAGTTCTTTTCGATCTCCGCAATGGACTTCGCCATTGCACTCTGCGCAGCCGCGACTTTCTGCACGTCGGCGCCGCACTGCACGGCAACAGTGAAAATGTTGCTGCCATCCTTGCTGAGGAAGTTCGGCAAATCGAGCACGTCGCTTGCGCTGCGATCGATTTTCATCAGAACGATCTTGACGCCTTCGCCAGCGCCGCGCGCAACGCTGCTCACTTCGCCAATCTTCAAACGATGCAACAGGTTCACTTTGTCAGGCATGGCCCGCTCCCTGGGGTTAAAGATTCATCAGATCGTCGACGGATATGCTCGCGCTCTTACCACCGATCGAAAATTCCTTCAATTCGCCGCTCTTGTGCCTGGCCCAAATATCGTCGCCGACTTTGTAGCCCACCCACCATCCGACGATCTGCTCTCCGCTCGCGGCATCTTTGATCGTGATGCCAAGTGCGGCCTGTTTCTCTTTCGTGAACACGATCGACTCGACGCATTTGCCGGTGCCAAGGATCTTGTGGCTGTCGCCGTGATCGCGAGCTTCCAGCATGTACTCATAAGCCGCCCGTTCTAGCTCTTCGGGCAGGATCATGTCACCTTGCTTGTCAATCACCAAATAGTCGCCTTTTTGGACAACCGACGCCCAGCCGAAAATCAACTGCTGATCTTCGTCCGTTTTGCGGATTTGGAACGGCAGTTCCCATTCGACTTCTTTCGCAAGCGACGCGTCTTCGCCTGATAGCCGGCAATATCTGCAGGCGATCGTGTTCTCGCCATCGAGCCACGACGCCGTTGCACGGTGGTTGCCGTCCGCGAGATAATTCTTGCTGTCATGCCGCACGACGACGGGGAGCTTGTCCGCGCCGTTCGTCCGTATCGATTCGACTTTGTCCGGCGATACGCGTGGCTGAATTGCGATCAGCGACTTGATCGGAACGTCGCGCTGCTCAAGATCATCGGGGCTTGTGAGCGCCGACAGGAAGCGACGCTTCTGCGCATCGGGGATTTTGTCGAGCGCTTGCGCGTCATACGGGAACGGGGTGTGAGCGCCGCCGTCTTTGTGGGGCTTCAGCACGCGCTCGGCTTTTGAGATATCGATGCCGTTCGCTGCAGCAAGAGCGTCGGAAAATAAGCCGGACGATCGACTCAGAACCTTCGCGACATCGGCCGGCACAATCAAGCTGTCGAAGTCGACGCCTTTCGCGAGCGTCGCCTGGCGAGCCTCAGCTTCGACATCGAAGGCCAGGGATTTGCCCTTTGGTTCAACGACGGCTTCGCCGTCAAGCGCCGTATTGAAGTCGACAACAGGAAGCTTCCGCTTGCTGTCGCCAGTGCTGGCAATGTGTACGTCGCCAACGCCGATTGTTTTGGCCGCAGCTTCTTCGCCGATCGCGGCCGTGAGATACGACGCGAAGTTGGCGTCGCGCTGCCCGAGCACTTTCAAAAGATCAGGTGAGATGTTCATGCCGCTTCTTCCTCCACAGGGGTATCAGGAACCATGTCGAGATCAGTTTCGTATTGCACGGTGCAGCGACAGTTCGGATGCACCGGAGGATCGTCAATCGGACCGTCCTCGCTTTCGAAGTCGTCACTTAATCCCACCCCATCGGGGTTCATGTCAATGATTGAAAGGCAGATTGGGCAGGTTCTCTCGTCGCGATCGATAAGCCAAATACGCTTTACGGCCGCTTCCGGAATGACGCCGCGCTCTGCCGCCTGGGTGTAACTGTCTCTCAATCCGGCGTTACCGGCGCGCAGCGATTCGGTGCGCGCGATCGTTGATGCACGGTGGTCGAGGTAGTTTTCTAGGTACGCGTCGACAGCTTCTTGAATCAAACTATCGTCCAGAAACTCGCCGCTGTCGATCGCGTCCTGTATCGCGCTGTCAAACGACGTGTCGCGCAGAGCTCGCCCAAGTGCGTTGCTGTCCAAGTCCTCGAGCGCGCGCCGGTAGCTCGCGACGGCTTGCGCCTGATTCGGCGTGAGCGAGATCGTGTCGCGGATGTTGGCGGCGATCTCGTCGAAACTGTCGCCAGCACGAACGCCATCAATCACGACGCTGTTGATCGTGTCTCTCGCGCTATCGCCCAAGTCCGTGATTAGCGAGTCGACAAGATCCCGCAAACGCTTTTGCGTGCCGGCGTCGAAGCGATCGAAGTCGAAGCCGTCGCCCACATCCTTGCGAAATTGGCTTGGCCTGTAGCGCAGCCGCTTGCCACCGCGCAGCATCGCGCCAGCAAGCTTCACAGCGCCGTGACGGCCGGCCGCTTCGTAAACATCGCCAAGCAAGCCGATCGGCTCTTTAAGAACTTCGGCGTAATGATCGAACGCGATCGCGCTGATGACATGCGACGAATTGCCGTGCTGTAACGCATGCGCGACTTTGTCGACCGGGACCAATGTCCGCAGATGCTTCAGCGCGCCGTGCATTTTGAGAGCAACGGCCGACTCGTGCTTCTCGGCTAACGCGCGAATCGCGTCGTCAGCAGGCTGAAAATTCTTCCGCGGTGTAAGTCGGCCACGTCGCATCTAGGCCCGCCGTCGTCGCTTGCGCAATCGGTACGTCGCCGCTGAGCCGCCGATCTTCAGCACGCGGCGCGCGACTGCGGCGGCGATAGCTTTCTCTAGGTTTGTTTTACCCTGGGGCTCGTCTGTGCCGCCGTTCTGTGCGGCCTGCAGCGCCGCATCGGCGCCCGCCTGAAGCTGTTGCGTCTTCAGATCGGAGAGCAGCTCATAGTTCGGATCATCCGTCACGTCCGGCATGCCGGCGGCGTCGAGGATAAATTCTTGCAGCGTGTCGTTCGGGAACAGTGGCATGCCGGCTTGCTGCAGCCGGAGAATGAAATTCGACAGCGTGTCGAGATCGAGCCGCTGCGGCATGTCCGGCTTGATGTTGGGGTTCCCCTCCGGGTCCAATCCGTTCAAGTCGCACAGCCGCGGGATGCCATGCCGATTGAGCACGTCGGCGTTCGCGCCCAAAAATCCATCCATCGCCTGAAAAAACATATCCGTCTTTGAGACGGCAAGCGCTTGCGTGCCGCGCGACTCGTGCCCCAATTGAATGAAGTCGGCGAGAATACTCGACAGCATGTTGACGTTGTAACGCGTGATCGCCTTGTCGGAGTCGACGGCCTGGCCACGGCCGCCGGCCGGAGTGACGAGCTCAAACTTGTAAGCTGGCGCGCCCGCGCCAGTGCCGCCTGTTTCCTGCAGATCGGACGGAATAATCAAACCCATCTGCTCGTCGACTCGCACGTTCGTCGCGATGCGCTTCCAAGTCTCGACTTGCTTCGTTGCCTCAACGTCGCCTTCAGCGGCCAAATCAAGCAATTGCTTCGGCACGCTCACAACTGGAATGCCGCCCATCCGTTCGAACAGGATCGATTCGAGCTCTTCCATGCGCTTGCCGAGATAGTAACTGCGATAGGCGGTGCGCAGGATTGAACGGCCTTCCGGATTGCCTTTGTGGACGCTGGCGCGGAACAACACCATTTTTTCGATCGGTATGTCGACGATCGGCCCTGTCCAAGGCTGTTGCGTCATGCCGAGAATTTCGCCGTTGTCGCCGAAGAACCATTTCAAGATCGTGTCTTGCCCGCGCAACGGCATGCGACGCCAGCGAATCATCCCATCGTCGAATTGACTGCGCGGGAGCTCGCGGCCGTCCTGTCCGTTGCCAGGCCGGCGCCCGCGACTGCGCTTATAGACGAGTTCATGCGGCGCAAAGCCGTAGCCCAGCATCGAAAGCGATTCTTGAACGAAGTCACTCCAAGTGTGACTCATGTCGTTCATGCAGCCTTCGATGAATTCGGCTTGGTACTGTCCGTCAGGCGAGTCGTTGCCTGGCTCTACCCGCCACTCGATTTTGCGAAGCGTCGCATTGATCGCAAACATGATTGAGCCGACGACGGACGAATTGTCGAGCATTTCGCGATACACGCGCGCGGCTTCTCTGCCGGCAAGCTGCGGAAGAAACTCTTCGCGGACCCAGCCGGAGAATTGCCGAAGTCCCGACGAGCCGATGTCTGAGAACGTCATTCGCGTGTCGAATGTCGGGATGCTGTAGCCGCCCATCGTGCGGAGCCGCGGTGTTGCTGCAGTGGGCGCTGTCGGCAGTGGCGGCACGGCGCTGAAGTCCGCGCGCGGCGTCAAAGCTCGCTTGCGAACGCCATAGCTTGCGGAGACGGTTTGTTTATATGCCATCGTTCACCCCGGAAACTCTCTGGGACTGCCTACCACAATCGCGCCGGATAGCACAGCCTCGGCACCGCTTTGCCCGAATGCATAAATGATCGCTTCGCCCTCGTCTGGCGATCGTCCGATGCGTTCTTTTGTCTCTTCCTTTTCTTCGACCTTAATGCCGCGTGCTGTCAATTCATAGCGCGGCGCGGCGAGATCAGTCAGGACTGTGCGCTCCGGCGGCAGAGCAATATCCATCCCGCTCGTCGGGTCGAGCGCTTCGCGCAACCGCCATATCCACAGCGCGCGCATGTTGAAAAACCGAAGCTTCGTTCCCTTGGCAAGAGCCCCGGTCTTCTTTCTTCCGTCCATTGAGCGAATCGGAAGCTTGAACAGTTTGCCGATGTCTACCGGCGAGGATCCGATGCCGATCACGTCGACATGTATCGGAGCGATCTCCCCTCCTAGAATGTTGACGACATCGCGGATCACAGCA